ATACACATTGGTGCGATTAGTTTTTTCATTCTTTTATTTTAATTGTTATGTTGTGTGGTGCATATTCATTACCACCAAAATAAGGGTATAAATAATACCTTCTTTTTAAACCCCAGTTACCTTTTGGTCTTCTACGAACAAGCGTAGTATCGTTATCTATTACTATTACATAATAAAACGTATTTATATCAATAATAGCACTATATATTACATCTGGTTGTATAATTTTTATTGTAGCAGACGAATGAACATCGTCTTCATGTTTTAACCAACAAAGTTCTAACTGTTCATTTAAGTACCTCCATCCTAATCTTATAGAGTATTTTTGATGCCTAACTCCAAAATCACTTACGCCGTATATTTTATTTACATCATGTTGGTTTTCTGGTATTTCAGTTTCATAATAAGCAGATTCATTAAGCATAAAATCAAATTTTATTCTAGAATTCTCTGCATAATTTACAAAAACACCAGAGCTGTGTTGGCCTTCTAAAATAGTATAAACTCTAAAACCAAGATCATCAATTTCTTTCGCACAAGACACTAATATTAAAAGTATAAAAAGTTTTTTCAATTCGCAAACTCAAACTCATCATTTGATAATTCAAAAATATCATCTGCAAACTCAAAATCATCACCTGCCAATTCAAAATTATCATCTGCAAACTCAAATCCACCACTAGCCAAATCCCGTCCACTTGTTGTCTTTTTTCTTGTGTCTATACCAAAATCCCAAGCATTCCAACCCATAATAACAGCTATACGTTGCCAAGTTTCATTTTCAGAGTTTAATGCTTCGCTTATGTTTTGTAATTTATTATACATTCTATTTACTGGAGCGTTAAAAACAGCTTCTGTTACTCCTGTACTAACTTCCCATATAGGATTATCTAAATTTACAATACCTAATTCTTCAGCTTCTTTTTTATTCCACTTCCAACTCTGCGTTGCGCCGTAAAGTTTTCTTGCTTTAATACCAACTGGAGGAGATAGGTTTAAAAATTCTAATAAAACATAAGTATAATCAGCTCTTCTACCTTTTTTATCTTGTTCATACGCTTTTAACGCCATATTTTTTAAAGTAGAAACAATAGCACCTCCAACACCTAAACCTCTTAACGTAGTATCAAGCATTCCTTGAAGTACCCGCGCTTCTTTTTTATCTATTAACTCTTCGTCTTCATCATCTACACCAAGTGCCATTAAAGCAAATAAACCTGTTTGTAAAGTATGGAATATAAGGTTTTGAACAAAACCATAATATATTATTTTTGATATATTTGATTTTGTGCTCCCTCTACCATTTATTAAATCTAATCCCGCTTTTTTCATTAAACGAGCATATTGCATAGGAGTATTTTGAAAAGCTAATATTAATCTACCAAGTGGACTCGCTTGTTCTTGAGAAATCATATCTGCTCTAGCTGACTGTTGAGTAGCTTCCGCTATTTCTTGGAAATCTTGAAAAGCTTTTTCTTCTGCTTGTTGTTGATCTAAACCTTCACTTATGTATTTGCCAACTCTATTTCTATAAAAAGTAGCCCCACCCATTGATATTGCAAAACTATCTGCAATTTGAGTAGGTAAAAAACCTTTTTTTAACAACCAATTAACAGCTGCTTTTGCTTTATTATCAGTTTTACTTAAATGTGTTATTAATTCAGAAGCGTTTAAATCTGTTGTTAAACCAGATCTACGTTGTTTTAAGAAATCAGAATTAAATAAATAAGCAAAATCAGTCCAAAATTGTCCTTGATTTGCAAAAGCACTAGCCGCTGCAAACATATTATTTTCTTCCCAATTTATAAAGTTAGCCATTGACAAGGTTTGAAGCACGGCTGATCTTACGTTAACAAACATAACAGCAGCAACCGAACCGTTTACCCAGTTCATAAAAGCGTTAACTTTTTTGTTATTACCAAAAGTTCTATTAGATCCATTTTCCATTCTCCATAACACATCTTCTAAAGCGCTTCTAAAATCAGGACCATAAATAGCTTCTATTTTGTTCATGTTAGGACCAACTAATTTTTTACCTGACCATTTACCAAATATTATTTCTCTATTTTGTTTAAATGTTTCTAAAAATTCTGCTCTTTTAATTTTACCAGATTTTTGAAAAAGATCATGCCTTATACCATCGGTCTCCCATTCTTCACTTGGTTTAATATAACCATTTTCATCTCTTGATATTTTTCCAACAGAAGCAGCGAATGCTAATAGTTTTTCATCACTTTCAACAATATCAATTAATTCTTGTTTATCTTTTTCTGATAAACCAGGTATTTTGTAACCAGCTTTATTCCACAAATAAACTCTAACAGCGTCTTCAATTACAAAATCATCATCCATAATTTTCTCTTGAAGTCTTTTTCGCATACCATTAAAACTTTTTAATAACTCTACATATTCATTAGCCATTTGTTGTTTAGCTTGATTTAGTTGAGTTATAGCTTTAGCGAAAGGATCTAATAAAACTTTTTTGAAAAACTTTATTTGCGCATCACCTTTCTTACCTTTACCTAAAAAACTATACAATAAACCCATAAAATCTTCTGCTGATGGTGGTATCCAAAATCTATACTTACCTTTCTTTTCACCTCTTTTCCTACCTTTTGTTGCAGAAAATTGTTTTTCAGCATTAATACCACTTGCCTCTTCTAGTATCTTGTTAAATTCTTCACTATATTCAATACTTTTAGATGCCTTAGCTTGTTGTACTTTTGATTTAACATCTAATTGTTCTACAACATTTTTAACTGCTTGAACATTCTGTAGAGCATCATCAGCAAAATATATATCATTGTATCCTTCTTCAACTTTACCAACTATCCACATTGCTTTAGCTTCTGCAGTAGAATTTTCTAAACCTGTTATATTTGCCAAAGGTATTTCTAGTCCATTTTCTTTTAAAAACTGGTATATAGCTGGAGCAGCTTCTGCAGGTCTAGCCGTAAGCACAAACATGTTTTCTGTTCCAAACTTTCTTGCAAGTTTTAAAGCTTTATTAAATAATGGAGCAACTTTACCATCTATAACTTTGTTAAATTCTGAAAAATCAAATTTATAACCAGCACTTTCTAAAGCAACATAATCTCTAGCATATTCCTCAGCATTTAACTTACCTTTAATGCCTTCAGGCGTAGTAAACAACACGCTTGACTTAGTTGTTGCTAAAGTATCGTCAAAATCTAAAATACTTATACCTTTAGTATTTTCTGTATACTCTATTGATCTAGCTATTTTAGCAACTTCATGGTAAGCTATTGACTTGCTAACTTTAGGTGCTTTAACATTTACAAAACCATCTCCAACTCTTACTTTACCTCTAGATGCAATTTCAAGAATAGGTTTAATATCAGGATGATTTAAAAGTATATCATTATAAGATCTGTTAAAAACACCACGCGTTACGTCTGTCATTTTACTACCCTCAGCATAATTAGGCCCTATTATTGATTGAAAACCAGCACTATTAATAGCTTTATTATGTTTATTTGTTATAATACTTATAGTATAATCCTCAAAAGCTTTATCAAACAAATCATTCCATTCAATCTCATTGTTTTTAGATAAAATCTCAATAGATCTTTGTATTAATTTACGATGAGGTTTATTATGGTCATATTCTAAGTCAGAACCAACTTTGTTTATATCACCACCAATATATTTATTATTTTTAAAATCATATAAACCTTCAGCAATACCCCAAATTTTAGCTGCTTTTCTCGATGGCGATTCCATACCCTCACTATAACTAAAAATTACCTGCGCAAACATCATTCTATCTCTTGGGTTTTCACTTATACCGTACTTTTTCCAATTTCTAATAATAGTGTCTTTAAAAAGTTCTCTAGCAATATCAGCTTGTGCGTTTCTTTTTTCTAGAGTTGCATCAATTCCGTCTTTCATTAATTCTTTTAAAAAAGCATTTGAATTATCTTTAAGTAATAAGGATAATTTTTTTCCACTAATATCAAAAAAGTTATCAGTCGCTAAATTTATTACATCATAATAATCTTGAGCGCTTTCAGTTACATTAGCTCTAAATCTTTTAGAATCTAACATTACAAAATTGTATTTAACATTAGTAGAGCCTTTTGATTCCGGACTAAATTGTTTATTTGCTATGCCACTAGCGTTTTTATACATTCCACCCATCATAGTAAGATATATCATAGCTTTTTCTATTGTCATACTATCTTTAGGATCAAGAACTCGTTTTTTAAGTTCTTGCGCATATTCAGCTAAATTAGCCCTACCTCTTTCAACGTCATTTCTCCCGTAAGCAGCGTTTTTAGAAAGTGGACCAAAGCCAGGTGATGGTACTATACCAATACTATTAAACACTTCACTATCTTCTGCTATATTTTCTAATTGTTCTTCTATAAAATCCTTAAACACAGGCGCCTCCATACCTAACGCTTGATATCTAACAGACATTGAGCCCCATATTGTTAACAAACCTATTTTTTGAAATAGTTGATTATATAGTTTATTATAATCAACATTTGAATTTTCAAATGTTTCTTTAAACAATTCTTTAGTTTTTTGTTTAAATGTATCAGAATCTTCTTGATAGTCAATAATTATACCGGTAAGGTTTATAGACATTCCTTCTAAGCCTTCTATTATTTCTTCTCTTATTTCTTTTGCAGACTCTTTATAATATTTAGACTGTGCTAATTTAGATTTACCATCCTCTAAAGCTACTCTAATCTTTTGAGTTAAATCACCGTGTTTTGCTAAAACATTTCTCATTGATTGACTACCTACCATTTTACCAAACGCATTCCAGTAAGCATGAACGTTTGCTGATATATTTCTATCTGCTCTAAAAGATTTACCATCTATAATTCCAGCAGATTCTTCAGCTGTTTTAATATCAATATTTGGTTTCTTATGAAACATTTGAACATTGTTCTTTTTGCTTCCTTTATTATAATGTAATTTTTGTAGATTTGGTCTTATTTTTAATGATCCTATTGGCTTGCTTGTAGTACCAACAAAACCCTCTGTTAATACTGGTCCAACAAATAATGCCATCCCTATTTTTTTCATAGCTAACTGAGCGTCTCTTAGTTCATTAGAACCTCTTGACTCATCTATCCTTAAATTAGCCATAAACTTAACAGCTGGTATTTTACCTTCTTTCCTTGCTTTAGCATTAAGTACATAATTTAACTTATCAGCATCAATACCTGATATTTTACTTGTTATATTAACTGCTAAATCTTGAAGATTTGCTAAATCTATATTATTAATATCAAAAATATTTCCAAAAGCATCAACAAAACCAAGTTCTTTCAGTTCTTCAAGCCATTCTTCCCTGCTTTGACCTTTTAATGGACCATTTTTAATCATTAAATAACCTTTCTCGTAATGATCTTCATATTCTTTTTGTAAAGCCTCTCCACCAACTTTAAAAGCTATATTAACACCAGGTAAACTAGATTCACTTTCATCTAACCTACCTAATATTCCAACGTCTGTATCTTCAACTTCATTTACACCTTCAGCGTCTAAACTTACAGAGCCTTCTATTTCACCTTTCTTCTCTGCGTCTAATATTTGATTATACCTAAGCGGTAGTATAGTGTTCATGTATTGACCAAATTCATTTATACTAGCATCATACGTTCCCGCTAATTCAGTCAGTTCTTTATAATAACCAGATAAAAATTGTTTAAAATCAACTCTTTTACCCTCCTCAAGTACCATTATTTTTGGATTAGCCGCAGCAAACTTAGCTAAATTAACAGCTGCAGCCATGTTGTTTGCTATTAAAGCGTCTTGCAGCTCTGGTGACGCTACAATTTTACCATCTTGCTCTATACCTTCATCTAAAATTAATTGTCTTATTCTAGCGTTTTCAATAATTATTTTTTTAGACGATTCTTTCAACCCTAAATCTTCTAATATTTTTGGATCTGTATATATAGATTTACTTACTTTTGCCGCTCCAGTAATTTTATTTTCGACATCTAGCCTAGCTCTTTGTTCCGCAGAAAGCTTCACACTTCCTTTTAATCCTTTTTCTTTAATTTTTTTCATTCCAAGACTAAACTTACCTCTTTTTGCCTCTTTTGAGTAATCTTGAATAAAGTTCATTACGTCGTTAACATTGTTAATTTTAAAGTTATAACCAAACTCTCTAGCAATAAGTCTAAGCATATCGCCAATTTTACCTAAAAATGATTTTGAAAGCCTATAATTATTTTGTAGCATATACTCCGACATTATTGTAAATAATTCATCAGCATTTGCTTCGTTTATTAAGCCACCATCATAACCAGCGAATTTATTGATAACATATCTAGACATTACAGATGGGTTTTCTAATAATTCAGCTCTTATAGCCATAGCCATTCTTGTCATCATTTTTCGACCCTTAGCAGTATTAAAACTTTGCCTTAACATAGCATGCATTATTTCATGTTGTACAACTGCAAAGTTTTTAGATTCTCTAGCAATATCCCAATTTATTATAATTGTATGTCTTTTAGTTATATCATTATAATACGTAAAACCCCCAGCTCTTTTACCTTTTAATTCTTGTAAAGTATCAGGTACAAGAACTTGTTTCTTCTCTTTTAATTTCTTTATTTCTTTTAGAGTTTTTTCATTTAATTGACCTCCTTTAACATAGTTATTAAAATCTCTTTCTAAAGCAACAATTTTATCATTCAAATCTTTATTGTCTTTTGCTCTTTTAGCGTTTTCTTTATTAGCAAACTCTAGATATTCTTCTCTACTTTTTGTTTCGTAATATTCGTACCCCTCGTCTTTAGCTAATTTTCTACCTCTTTTTTCTAATATTTTATTTAATTTTTCTTTTTTAACAGTATAACTTTCGGTTCTTATTTGTTCGTTTACTTTTTCAATTTTAGCATTTAAATCTTCAACTTGTTTTTCAACAGCAACCTTATCTTTACTTTTTAACAATTCAACTTTTTCATCAACTAATTTATTTTTCTTTATCAATAAATCAATAGTTTCAGTGGTTACATATTCAGGTGCTATTTGTATAGCTCTAGCAATGTCAAACGCATGATCCCTTGTTTTTACTAAAGCATCTTTAGACTTCTTCATTTCTTTTAAATGAGTTTTTTCCCAATTTTCTAAACTAGTATAACCTTCAAGTCTTTTTATTTCAGATTCAACAGCTTGTAATTTATCACCAATACCGTCTATAATGGTTGATTGATCCTTTAGTAGTGAATAATAAATGTTGTTTTTTACTGCTTTTTGTGTTTTAAACGCTTGTACACTACCAAGCATACCAGTTAACATCATTGTCCCAACAACTAAATGATTTTGCGTCATAATATCAAAAACCTCTGGTGAATGATTTGCTAAGTAATTAGATTTTACTACATCATTTAACGCTACATCTAATTCTTCCTCTAATAATTCTTTAAAAGAGTTTCTAAACCATTGTGTACCAGCTTTTTTAAAAGCTATAGCTTTTGCGCCTAAAGTTATATTTTTAGACAAAGTAAATGCTGCAGTTTTTTTCATCTCATTAACAAGACCTTTCATTAAGCTTTTGCCTTTAACGCCTTTAAACCACAAGTAATCAGGCATTATTGATTGAGAAATACCCGTCATTAAACTCATCCAACTACCCATTGCGAAGGCTGATTGACCATCTAAACCTTCAGATCTAGCATAAGCAACATTTTGAGAAAGCAACATTTTGTAAGTTAAATCTATTTGTTTCAAGTTGTTGGCTAACCTATCACCCATTTTAAATCTTTTTTGCAAACTATTTACAAACTTGCTTGGATTTAAAGAAATTTTACCACCAACATCAACCAATCCTAATCTTCTAAATTGTTTTCCTTTACCAGCTCCTTGCACAGCACGTAGGCGTTCTGCAGAAGAAGTGGCCCTTCCTGCCGCGTACTTTCTAACACCACCCGCGATCATTAAAGTATAAGGAATTAATTCACTCATGGCCTTACCATACTTATACCAACCACCAGTTTCACTATTAATATATGGAAATATTTGACCTTCAATAGGTTTTTGTAAAAATAAATTTGCATCTGGACGATTAGAAGTAGGTAGTATATTTTTTTTCGATAAATTACCAAAAGCATCAGCAAGGAAATCCATTGCATCATAAGATATCATTCCATCTACATCCTTTTTACCTCTAAAACCTCGCATGTTTTTTAAATCTGTTGTTCCTATGCCAGCCCATGACATAACCGCAGCGCCACCAACTATTATGGCTGCCGCTGGATATGTATATTTTTTCATGCTCCCAGAAAATACTTTCACAAAGGCTTTAAACTCAAGATAATTACTAGCGCCACTAGACACAACGTCAAGTGCTTTAGCCATTTCATTGTCTTTACCACCTAAATCTCTTATAGATTCATTCCAAGAATTACTTATAACAAATTGACCATCTTCTCCGGTCATATATCTTAGACTAGGATCAGAAGGTGTGAAAACCATTTCTTGTTGATGAAAACCAATATTAGCATATAATTTGTTTGCTTCCTCGTTATAAATCTCTATAAGTCCGTTTACATCAGCAACATCTTTTTCAAACTCTTTTTGCTCTACATTAATTTCATCTCTCCATATGTCTAAATCTTTTTTTGTTTCTAAAAACTCATTATATTCAAGTTGTTGAAATTCGTTTTGAAAATTTGGTACCCATCTTTGAACACCACCAAAATATGTAAATTTACCGTTTTGTTTTATATCCTTCCATTGACTTTGTAACTCATCAACTTCACTTAAATATCCCTCAACATCACTTGTTATTTTCTCTTGTTTTCTTTTAACTACCTCACCTTCATCTATTATTTTTGTATTTTCAAGGTTTAATTTCTTTTGATTATTTTCTAAAACCTTGTTTACTCCATTTAAGTATAAATATTCGTATTCAATATCTGTAAATCTATCCGCTTCTGCTTTTAATATATCTTCAGGTGTCATTGATGATAATATAGCAGCTCTTAATTCTAAATCTTGTTCTTTAGCGTCATATCCTCGTAGTACATTGTCTGTTATTTTATTGTATCTTTCAACTTCATATCTTATTCGCTTTATGTCAGGAGGCACATGAAGTGTGCGGTCATAATTGTCAGCATCGTATACGTCAGATAATTTTTTATTTTCAGGAAAACTTTCCCAATCTTCAATAGTATTTAAATGACTTGTATATATGCTTCCAACATCCACGCTTGTTATTGCTTCACTATCAGCACCTAAAGCTTCAGCATCTACCTGTGCGTCTACATTACGTATAAGATCATCTTGCGTAAAATTAAGTCCTTCGTACGCACCTGTTCCAGGTACATCAATAGTGGTTTTACCAATTACTAATTGATGAGGTCTACCTTTATATTTTCCTACTTTATCATCACTAGTTGTTTGAAATAAATTATTATCTAGTGGGTTAGGTCCGTAACGATTTTCAGCTTCTGAATCAGTTGTTTGTTCGTTAAGAGGTTTAACCGTAAATATTTCTTCGTCTGTTTCTGGCGCAGGTTGTTCATCATCAGTCTCCGATAAAATACTCGTACTTTTATTTTTCAAATTTGCAGTTTCATAATTTGAAGAACCAGAAGGTATTGGTATAGCTTCAGAACCCTGTGTAGTTATATCGTCAGTTTGAGTTGCTGAATGAGCTTCAGGGTTTCTAATAAAATTTTCAGTAGAAGAATCCGGTTTTAGATTATTAGATCTCCTTTGCGCTATCTCTGCATTGTATTTTTCTCTTTCTTCAGCAGTAGGTGTGACACCTATACCTTCGCTAGAAATAGTCTCTGTAGCTATAACATCACTAGTATCGATAGGTATGTTTGCGGTACTATCACCACTATCTTTAATTATAATCTCTCCAGTAATAGGATTTATCTCGTCCCCTTGGATATTGTACGTAGTATCGTTAGCTGGATTTATAGAAGCAGTATTAGAATCTGGATCTATAATTATAAGATTCTTATTGATTAAACGTTTATAGTTAACGGAATCTTCAGCATTCATTTGGTTTATAGAAAGAGAATCTAATTCTGATTGGTTTAAATCTGAAAGTAATTTAGTACCATCAAAACCACCAGAAATTCCACTAGAATCATAACCAGTGGCACCACCACTGTAAGTTCTAAGAGCTTCATCTACAGTTTTACCTTTATATGGTTTCCAGTTTTTAACCGTACTCCACCATTGCTTCTTTGCTTTTAAACCATCATTATCGGTTTCAAAATGTATCATTACACCGTGGTTATTTGCAGCGCCAGGTTTAATATCAAAATTATTATCTAAAAGATGTTGTGCATAATCAGATATTTTTGGTTTACCATCACGCATTATTAACTGACCGGCTTTTGGATGTTTTACGTAAACAGGTTTTTCTTTTGTATGACCTTTACCTGTTATTTTATCAGGATACACTTGATAATACATGATGTTACCAGGGTTTTTATTAAACTCTGCTAAACTCATGTCTCCCCTATCAGCCAGGCTACTATTAGGCATGGCGTATGTGGATGGACTATATATATTTTTTGCTTCAGCCATGTATTGTTATTTAATTTTATTGAAAATCCATTCCACCATTCGTAGCCTTCCAATGATACCCAGTCTTCCATTTTTCACCTTTAAACAATATTTCACTTCCATCAAAACTTCTCCAAGTTTCTGGATTACCACTTAAAGATAATTGATTATATATATTACTATTACCTAACATTAATTTCATTTTTTTAACTTGACCAGGTTTTGATATATCAAACAATTGCTGTTTATCACCCACCTTTACTCCAACAAAATTTGAAGCCATAAATTTTCCTTTTTTCTTTGGATCTTTTACTTTTCCAACCGTTATCCCAGTACCTGTAAATGTACTAGTTAAATTTTGACTAATTTGATCGTAATTTCCATTTCTTAATAACGATGTAGTTTGGTTGTCAAGACCATACAAAGCTCCATCAACTATCATATTAGAATACAGTTGTCTTTTCTTTATTGTCATATCTGTTTTGTCACCATACATGTCCACTATATTACCACTACCATCCATACCCATTAAATACTGACCAGCTCTATCTTTTTTCAAATTAAATTGATCATTATGCAATTGAGCTACAGCACCGCCGTAATATTTAGAAAATAATTTTAAATTACGTTCTAAAATAGTATTATCTGTAAGATATTCTCTAACTTCTTCTTCATTCCATTGAAAACTACCAGCCCAGTTTGGAATTTCTGCATATCCTCCTGTTCCGCCAAACACTGGTACTGCAGCTCTATCTTCAAACGGTACACCTAATTTACTAACACCCTTACCTCTTCTTCTAGGACCTACAATTCGAGATGGACCTTGTCTATCATCTGATTTTGAATCAAGATATATCATTTGTTTATTCTCATCCAAATAAAACTCTCTTGGTAAATTCCCACTTGCAAAAGCCTGTGCGTAAGATATATCTTGACCATCTGGTGTTAAATCTCTAAAGAATAAATCTTTTTTTTCTTGACTCGTTGCAGAACCATCTTCATCACTATAATCAGATTTTAATTTTTTTATTTCATTTAAAATATTATTAGCAGCAACCCCTGTATTCATTGGAGCAGTTGCAGTTCCCCCATCATCTTTCGCGGTATTTGCTATGTTTAATAATCCAGTTCCACCTCTTTTAAATTCACCTTGAGGTTGTGGTATAGGATTATTTCTATCATAAACAGTACCATCAGGCATGGTTACTTTCATGTGATATCCATCTTTTTTTGGATACTCAATCACAACACCCGTGTCTTCGGCCCCATTAATAGTATTACTTATTGATCTTATATGATGTCTTTGTTCATCATTTAACATTAAAGAAAAATCACCATTTTTATCTTCATTAAACTCCCTTATTTTATATAGTTGTTGATTTCCGTTTTCAATATTAGCAATATAACTAGCTGCTTCTTGAATCCTATTTTGAGCTTTTAAATTATCTTTACCGCCTGGTTGAGATAATATACTAGCTTGTTCAGACCAAACATTACTAATATCATTTAAAACTGGCCGCAAATCATCTATTTGTTGATCAGTTAAATAAGCAGATATAAGCTGTGGTTTAGCTTCTAATAATTGATTGTATTTAGTTTGTTGTATTTGATAATCTTGTTGCGCTTTTTCTTTTAGCGCTTTTGTACCACCTGAAAAACCTTTGTCAAAAGCTGTATACATCATAGCGTCTGCAGCGCCTGAATCATAAGTTCCTCTATCGGCTTCTAATATCCCTCTATCCGCTTGTCCTGTTGTGTTTGCCATATTTTATTATTTTTATTCTTAACCTAAAAACTTCTTTTTACTAAAACCACCTGTTGCAGGATCATAACCACCTGCATATCCAGTTGCTACAGCACCGGCTAATTCACCAACACCACCAGCAATCATAGCTTTATGAGTAGCTATATCTTGCCTAGCAGCACCTAATCTATTAGCGCCCATACCCAGTAAAGTACTTTGTCTACTCATTTCTAATCTTTGCTGTTCACTAGAACCTTTACCATAAACTGTTTGGGCTTGTAATTCCATTTGTTGTTCCATCATACCGCCTTTAGCTATTGCTAATTGATTAGCTGATTCTTGCGCGCCTATAGATGCTGAAGCTGCTTGAGATTGCATCATAGATTGATTTGATAAAGCCTGTGCTAACGACGCAACACCACTTCCACCAGCAGATCTTTGTAAACCTTGCAGTGTATTTGCTTGAGCTTGCTGAAACATTTGATTTTGGAATTGAGCTTGTTGTTGATTAACAGTTAAGTCTTCAAAAGTATTTTCAAAATCTTGTTGTATATTTTCAAAAGGATTTGTTATATCAAAATCTTTATATCTTTTCTTTTCAGTGTCATATTCACCTTGTGCTTTTGTTAGTTCGGCTTTTCTCGCACCACGACCTTGCATACCCATTGCTATTTTGGATAAACCTCCTATCGCTCCTGTTACAGCCATTATTGCTAAAGGACCCATAATATTTTTTTATTTTTAATTTTTATACACATATATATATAGTTACATTTTTTGATTGTTATTTACTACTTCTTACTATCTCTGCGCCAACGTTAAATAATTCTGCTTTTTCTTTAGAATTATTCACAAACTTTACACTAGCATAATAACCTTTTAATCTTGTTAATTCAATAGCGTTATTCTTACTAAAAAATAAAAAATAATTTTCTGGATTTTGATAACCAGTCGTGTCATAATAAACACCACCTGGTAAATCTATTTTTTTTAAAGTCGGTGAATCGACAGTAACACTACTATCACTAATACTTGTTATGCTACCAATTTTAACATGTGGATTAGATTCTTCGTCGTATTGAGCAGCTGCTCCTTGCCATCCGTAAGATGATACGTTATGTTCGCAAAAATATAATGAATCTCCAATTTTTAAAGAATTATTTAAAGTTTGATCTATATTAAAAGTTGCACTTGCCATATTAATAGGTGTCTGTTATTGTTATTATTTTATCTAAATCTAATGTTAATGTAAAGCTTTCAGTTGGTACTTCTAAAAATTTAATAGTACCTGTCACTGTTGCTGAAAAAGCACTACCAGTAGCGTAAACATAAGTATCAACAGGTATTGTTGTGGCATTCGTTCCACTTGCAACAAAAGTATCAGCGTCAGTAACGCTAGCAACAGTTAATGCTTGATTTAAACCAGCTATTTCTAACGTATTACCAGCTTTTAATCCTTTAGTAGAATCTATGTCTACGCTTGTTCCGCTTGACCATTCTGTTTTTATTTGTGATCTAAAGTTAAAATCTGTAGCATTACTAGTATTACCGTTAGTAACAGTGTCTAAAGCAAATTTTAAATCTGTTGCAGTAATTTTAGCTCCATAAAAATATCTTGCGACAGAAAAGCCGTATCCTCTAATAGTCAATACAGAATTATCTTCAAACGATTGTGCAACACTCATACCAATTTGTTTTGCAACCGGATCAACTGTTTTTATAATAGAATGAGTTATAGCTGTTAAAGTATCATCTTCTCCAACGTTTACAGTTTTATGCGTTACTAGCATACCCGGTTTTAAATTCGTAACATCGTCTAAAATCGGAAAATAATCGCTACTTATAGCGCCGTTAACTTGCTTTGTTGTTGTTGTATAAAAATGACTTTCTAAAGGCTGAGCAAGAACATTCATAGTGTGGTCAGCGTTATTTGTTGTTATAGTCCAATCTAAAGTAACAGTATTTGATGGTGTATCATCCGCAACCTTAGTGCCAATATTAACAAATTTAGTGGATTTAGGTTTTACAAAAGTATAATTAGACGGTTCCACGACATCAGCGTCGGTATGTAAAAGCGACAATGTAGTAGTTACGTCTAAGTATTGATATATCGAACATGGATACTTTAAACTACCATTATCGTTTGTTTCTAAACTATAATTAGGCACTTTATACAATAAACTTGTAGATAATAGTGAAGACATTTTAGTTTCAAAATGACTTTCTGCATACACCCAAACATCATATTTATCATCGTCTGTAATAGCTGGAAAAGTTATATCTTTTATAAAATTTCCATCACTATCTAGTTTTTGCTGTAAAAGTCTATAGGTTGTAGCTGTAAAAGATTTTGTTTCAAAATTATAATAGTGATTATCTTCATTTGTAACGTAAATACTAAAAACACAACCAATATCACCAGTTATATAAAGTTTTCTTATTGTTTCGTTTTTTGATAAATCATTATTATTTATAATTATTGATTTTATTTCTTTCATGTTAGTTAATATATATTGATACTATATTAGAAAATGTAACTCTACCATTAACAGTGTCTGTACATTTTAATCTAAATCCAAACCACGTGTATGTTCCGGTTGGAGTATATAATCCTGCTCCTGTTATATTACTACTAGGTTGTTGTAAATTGAAATTAAATGGAGATGTTTCACCCTCAGTTATTGGTTTTATAAACTTATTAATACCGTTGAGAATAGCACTTGCATCTAACCAAACACCACCACCACCAATACCATTTCCATTATTCATATCGTCTGGGTTAGAAGAAAAACCATTACTAGTCCAATCAGGAAGACTTTGTGATCCACTGTCTATACCATATTGAAATTCATAAACATAGGGTTCATTGACTAAAGCGCCAAAAGCTGATGCTGATTGCGTTTGGATATAAAATACCCATTCATTTACAGGGCCTAAAGTTTGTATAAATTCCTTGTATATACGAAGAATTGGTGGTGTATATAAATTCGTTAAATCATATAAACAAGAACCATCACTCACATTAGCTAATGCATTATAATTTGAAGAATCTCCAGAACTATCCATGCAACCAAGAGTAGCATAAAAAGACACAGCTGAAGTTTGTTGATGTATTATTGCGTTAAGAGTCGCGTCATACCAGTAAAAAGTAAATACACCTTCTGAAATTCCATCTGAAGTTAATGTTATAAATAGATCCCAATTATTTGAATAAGGTACGTTGTTACCATTGACATTAGGTTGACTCGGGATTGTTATGTCATAATCAAAATAACTAGGTGGATCTAAATAAGGCGATAATGGATCTGTTATGTTATATGAAATTTGAGATGTATATATTGGATTATTATCAATAGTTACAACTGGATTGCCTGATGGCGTAAAAGGAGGTAATACTGGCCCAATTGGATTTCCTGCAACAAGAAAACTAGAAAGAATACCTAAACCTTGAACTGTGAAATTTTCTGTATTTAATATTGTTGCATTACCTTTTATAGGGCTAAACCACTCGTCTTGCATTTCTGTAAAATTAAAAGCAGTTCCATTAGTTTCTTCATTTGTAGTAATTCCTGCATACCAACCGGTTGATGTTATTCTGTTTTTAAAATTATCTCTAGCGTAGAGATCTAAAGTCTGCCCTTTACTACCCTCATAATTAAGAGCTGAAAAAGATTTAATAGTTTGTGGTTCTTGATTAAATAAAACTTCAACCCAAGACGGTTTAAACCCGGCATTAGCAACATCTAAATAAAAAGTATTTCTATCAACAGACTTATCATGGTGTTTGTAAGCGTGACCTTTTTTAAAAGTAAAATATTCATTTGCAACACTAATTGAGTTTTCTGGAATAAAAGATTTAAAACTAACCCAACCTTTAACATCTTCTTTGTAACTTAAGGTTTTGTTGGTGGTGTTGTAAGAATCAATTAAATTATTATATTTTAAAGTTAAATTATACTCTTGTTTTCTAGTATCATAACCACCTATTAAATACTTAGTATCTTTTAAGTTATCAAAAAACCAAGTTTTCATACCATACTCTGATATAGGAGTTAAACCATCTCTAGATAATCTTAAGATAGCTCCTCTTTGTTTATCTGTAAAATAAGCTCTATACGATTGAGAAGCAAAAGATTCTGGATTTTTTGATATTCCATAATCACCAACAAAAGGTATTGTTTGCCCTAACACGTTTTGATTAGCAGTTAATTGAGGATTTCCATCAGCATTGAAAACAGCATCTTTATTTGCTAAAACTTTTACGACTTTATCTTCACAAAAAGTTATTAAATCCGTGTTTCTTGAAAATAATTTTTGAATACTACCATATGTAGGATTTAAATCTTTTGTTATTTTTTCTCCTTGTATAAATTGATTTAAATCATTAGTACCACTTGTAGAATTATATATACCAGAATATATTAAGCCACTAGTTCTTCTTTCTTCTTTATATAGATTTCCTTCTAAAGTTGTTGAAACCTTAGCTCCTTTATCAATAATTATATTGTTAAAAGCATCCTTAATTCTATTTGACTCAACACCATTTCTAAAAGAATAACAATTAAACCAAGGTAATTCAGTTGTAGCGGTATTATGGAAATCAAAATCAATACTTATAACCCCTGTGTTTATATGGTTTTTACTAACTTTAAACTGAATAGTTGTTTCATCATCACTAAACATTAAAATATCAGGTTCATTATTGTTATCAGGGTTTTGTAATTGTAAAAATAAATCCACAAAAAAGCCAGATTGACTAGCTAATAAAATTGTTCCATCTACATTAACCATATCTACAGTACATCGTTGACTAAGCCCAGACCCAGTAACCCCATCACTAACCCCAAGTTGAGATTGTCCAGTGCCATATGTAGGAATCCAAGGAGCAATTTTAACCGCCATACCTGGTTTTATATAATGGTGTATATTTTTTCTATTTAGATTTATAGGATAAGCATTGCTTGCTTCGTAGTAAATATTTATATCAGTTTCTTGTTTCGGTTCAGTTTCCCAAACAGCAGGATTTTCAGGCACTTCTTCATCATCAATTATATTTTCTATAATTTCTATAGTATAACCTTGTGCTTTTGAAATACCATCTCTAATAATAGCCGCGTCATTACCACTACCAGTACTACCATCTTCCGCAAACTCAGCAAAAGGATCTGTGTTAGGAGAAAAACCATTCATAGCTAATTGCCCATCATTAGGAGCTGTTGGATCCCATTGCATTTTTTTATCTAACCAAAGTCTCCAATTCCTACTAAAATTTTCAGGTCTTCTACTTTCTGTATTATAAGTATGAGTTACTCTATAATCATATCTTAACTTATAACTATCATCTATGGATGTTATGGTGTAAACTGTTCCGTTTGGATCTTCAGCCCATCTTATTTTAGTTCCAGGAACTAAAGCGTTTATAAATCTACTTTCTTCAGCGTAATTAGAATTTATTTGACCTTCCCCTACATTATATATTGAACTATTTCCTATGCCCCATCCCAATCTATGCTGATCTCCTCTGTAATAATCGTATGGACCTGGATTATTATTATCATCAGATTGTTCGTAATAAGCACCAAAATCCGTGTGTACATTACCAAAATCTCCTCTTGCGTGGTGGAAATTATCTGGATCTGGCTCTAAACCTGTAAAACCAATTTCTATTCTTGACACGTTGGTGTAATTTGTAACACCAATACCTCTAGTTTCAAAACCAGTATTTGGAGATGAAGTGCTATCTGTATGATCTTGACTACTAAAAGTACCACTAGTATCAGAAGCACCTACAAACTTACCATCTATTGTAGATTGAAACCCATCTACATACCAAATATCTTCAAACGTATTAGTTGTTGGGGTTGCGTTGTGAGCACGTCTATTGTCTATGCTTAAATCACCCGCAGTTCTTGCAAAACCAGTAAATTTATAAAAGAAATCACTTAACACGTTGGTATTGGGAACTTGTCCTGTATTTCTACCTGTATTTGCCCAAGTAAGGCCATTGGTATGCCAATTAGCTTTATTATCATTACTATCAGAATGTAAGGCCATATGGTCTGGTGACATGTAGTATATTTTCTTTGAAGACACCACCCTGTATTTTGTATCTTCATCTATTTTTTTATCAATATTACTTTTTATAACTTGATCTTTGTTTATCTTAACAAAAAACTTTCCATCAAATTTAGCTGAATTTTCTAATTTACGTTTTTCAAAAACTATAGCGGTAGCATTTTCTATTTGACCATTTACCTCGTCATATATAAAAGTAATATCGCTTTCAAAAGGTTTTTCTACTTTAAATTCAAGCATAGAACCCGGTACAACGCCGTCTGCATCTGTAGTTGCTGATATATTTGTAACTCTATAATCTTTAGTAGTTTTAGCATTTCCTGACTGCTCAAACCTTACCCATAATTCATCATTTAAATTATTTTCTAATGCTTTGTATATATTATCTAAACTACTATTAAAAAACACGTCAGCGTTAACACTAAAGTAATCTCTTGATTGTAAAGGAAATTTTCCAGTATCTTGTCCAAAAACATCATTATTGCTATTGTTGTGATACTCAAGACCTTGAGGTAGTTTATTTAATTTTAAAGAATCAGGAGCTTGGTTTTTAATAGCTATTATTTTATATCTTGCCGAATCTTCTACTAAATCATCTGAATCATTACCTTTTTTTAATATTAAAAACATATCCTCATCCACTTTGTTTCTATCACTAGAGGAAAAGGCAATCCAAATATTATTATCCTCAGCTTCATACCAACGATCCATAGCTAAATTGTAATATTCATTAGAACTTTCTTTAACATAAAATTTATAATGTGTAGCAAAAGAAGGTGGAGACGAATTTAGCTTTACTTTAAATTGTGATGATTTATTAGCTTGTAGTTTTGGGATTTTTACACTTGCGGAGTTGCTAGTTAGTATAGGAGTTTGTCTTCCGTATTTATCAAAATAAACAACACCTAATTGATAATCTCTTAAAGATTTTATAGATTTTTGAGGAGTTTTTGCAGATAAATCGTAACTAAATTCTTGAATATTAACATTAAACTTTGGATGTGTTGATATTAAATCATAATTTTGTAAGTAATTACCATAAACTATCCTGTTACCTGTTATTTCTTGAGCAAGAGCTTTTCTTGGAACGTTATCCCAAGGTCTTATAGTTTGATTAGAAGGAAGTGTAGCGTATATACTTTCTGCTTTTACTTCGTATTTACCAGGTATCGTTGTTTCATAAGTATTATTTGGATAATTCCAAGCATTGTAAGTGTTTGAATAAGGGTTTTCTGTTAAAAAATCGTCGTCAGGTTTTATAGTATCTAATACATATATATTTGAAGAATTTGATTCTTTATACAAAATATCAATCCCAATAACATCCTCAGGTATATCAATTGCTACAAACTCTTTAATATACAAACTTGTCAATTGATTTGTCATTCCAAGATTATAACCCTTTGTTGGATGGTAATCAAAATTACCAGGTAAAAAAGCTATTTCAGAAAAAGGACCTATACAAGAATATTTATTATCTGTGTATTTATATCTAATAGCAAATCTAGGAAATTTAAATTCAAATAATTTTTCTGTTGGTTGGTAAAGATCTGCAACAAAACTAGGGGCTAACCCAGTCACGCTATCTAAACCTGTAGGGGTTGCACTATCTATTGATATTATTTCAAATTGGAAATCCGCAGAAGACTGACCAATAACATTACTGTACACTGTGTCTAACCTTGCCTTTATTTCAAAATCAAACAAGGGTGTTAAAGGTTGGTTTATCTCATAACTTTGAAAAATAACTACATCATCAACATTCCAATTAAATTCTAAAGATTGTGCTTGTATAAGAGCATCAAAAAATTGACCAACTACTTTTCCATCAAAATCTATATTAGTAATTCCACTTGTAAGACCTGATCTTTTACCACTAGACATTTCTAAAATAGGGGCCAATAAAGGTGATTTTTTTATAACCGTAATATGATCAACTGTCATAGGTTCTGAACTGTTAGGCAACATGGTGCTTGTGTTACCGTTTGGATCTGTATTTTCTATACAATTCTTTATATTTATTTGTTTTGGTTCACTATTATTATCTGTCCAAAACAACAAATCTTCAAGTATATTTATTCCTGTTATAATTTTATTTAATTGAAAATCTAAAGACTTACTTATTGTATCAATTCCAGAGCCCGGGCAAGTTAAATTACTATCTTTTTTTACAAATTTATATAAAGCCGTTTGCGTTACTTGAGAAATCAAAACACCTAAATTGACATTATTTTTTAAAGTTAAAATCGTTAAATCATTTGACGGTCCTTGACTCCTAGAAATAGAAACAATAGGATTATCATTCCAATGACACGTTTGGTTGAAGTTATCTAAAAATTGTGCAATCATACCTACAGATACACTTTTAGCATCTTGATCAAATATAGTGATTGTATTGTTTAAGTCATCATGACCAACGTAAGTAGCTATAACTTCATGAACATCTACAAACACTGGAGTAACAACTCCTTGTCTATATTTATAAATAGAGTCTTTATTTACACCAACATTTAAATCGCTATAAACAGGACCTTTTATAAACCAGTAAAAACAATCGTTTTTTTCATCACTAACAGCCCCAACACAAGTAGAGTTTTGATCTAAAATTAAATCATCAGCAAGAGAATTACCTAATATATTTTGAACAGTACCCACGTCAGATCCTTCTGAAGTAGAGATTTGTATATTCATTGCGTCTCTATATTGACCATTAGGTACTAATCTCTCATCAAGATCTTTATTCATTTTACCTTGAGAGAAATCATTTTTAATTTCCGCCATGTATTAGTGTTTTATAACTTTAGACTTACCTCTTAAAGTTTGGGTTAATTCTTCTATCTTTAAATTTGATAACCTTAATTTAGCTGTTCTTACAGCTGCAAATTTTTGTTGTTTAAATCTTCTTACTATATATTCTTGAATATTAGATTTTGTACATAAAATAGCGTATGCTATACACTTGTACATTGCTTCTTCTGCAAATTTATGAACAATCATTTCTTCATCTGTACCAAGTCCATCACTTATATAATCTAATACTACTGTTTTTCCTGAAATATTAGAACTAAAATGTATTTTACCTGATTGTTGATCTATATAAAACGATCCATTAGTTTGAGCGTGTTGAGGATCTAACCCGTATCTTTCTCCTTCAGCAAGCCAATATGTATCATCTTGATAATCATCTTGATTTTCAGATGGTGTTGTAGATTTATAACTTGACCAAGTATCAGATTCAGAATCTGGAGATATAAAAGTAACTTCACCATCAGAAGTTACGACTGTATCTGGTAATGCAGACACAACTATAGTAGTTGTATAAACGTTTGTTACTGTTGTTCCCTCTGGAAAATTATCATGAGATACTAACATACCAACCTTTATATCGGTCAATTCAGAAGCGGTTCCTGTTATTTTATAATCAGTAATATTCCAAGATAAGTTTTCTACTACATGAGAAGATTTTTTTTCTAATATTAAAGAATCATTTGTATTTTTAAATTCTAAAGTTGTTCCTGCGTTACTTTCTGTAGGAGTAACCGCGTTTCCAGTAACGTCTAATAATGTTATTTTTGTAATACTACTCTCATTAGAAGTGGCTGAAACTATAGTGTTAACCGGTATATAAGGACCAATAACAACCATACCAACTTGAATATTTTTGTATTCTGCATCTAATTCTATATCACTAGAACCACTTACTAAAGTGCCAATTGCAGTTAATTTAAAATCTCCATCAGAATTTTGTAATAGATTTGTTGGATTTGAAGTTTTGTTTGTAGGATATAATAGATGTTTTATACCAGCAGAATCCACTCGACTTATTTTTGTATAATTTACATAATCTTGTGGTAATATCATTTGTAATGTTGCTGGTACTGTTATTTCTTGAGATTTAGTAGATTTAAAAGTATCAAAAGAAAGCTCTTGCATTGCCCTCATGGCGTGAAACTGAACGTCAGTTCTATTAACTTTTGATATAATTTTATTTTCACCAACATAAGTAATTAAAAATTGATTTATAATATCATCTAAAGACGTGAACTGGTAATTACCAAAATCTTTACCTTCATAATAAGCTTTTTGTGTTGTGTTATCTAATAATCCCATTTATTATTTTTTTTGTTGTTGAATTTCTTTTAAATCTTCTTGAATACCTATTTGATAAAGATCACTACCCATAGATATACCTGCTAATTCTAATATTTTAAATATTAAATTATTTTCATCTGATGGATGCAATTCAAAATTAACAGAAGCAGTAGAATTATAAAGAGCTTGATCAGCAACAATTACATAAGCCCAAGAAGGTTTACTTGGTTTTTTTATATATGATATCTCTACTTTTGATGTTAAATACAAAGGATAGATTTTTAATCTATTAGGATTATTGTCAGTTGAATATCTGGTATAAACAGGTCGTTTTTTTGTATATCTAGTTAATGGTCCTTCTGCTATAAGCGCTAAGTCTTTTAAACTTATTAACTCGGCATTAACAGCGTTTTGATTTTCATAAACAACTCTAACAGTATCTAATCTATATAAGTTTGGAACTTCATTTGTTAAATTTATATCATTCCAAGCAAAATCATTTAAAGAATTTCCGTCTTCTATACCTTTTTCTATTTTAAACAAAGCTATTTTTTCATCTAATAAAGATACCATATCAGAATGATTAGTATTATTACCAGGCATTCTTTTAAATTGATTAATATCGTAAAAATATTGTTCGAATATAGTCATTTGCGATTGATCAGCAAATAAATTAAACTCTTGAGGTGTTATCATACCCCTTTGTTCTTTATTAGCTATTGCTAAAACTTTTTGATATACAGCGTCTATGTTAATCATATTTCTTTTTATTGTAGTTTGCGATCGCCCCGAAGAGCGACCGCTCCTACAGTTTGATTATTTTAATCGTTTTTCTATATTTGCATATATTTCCATACCTTCATCAGTCTTAAACCAAGAGGCTAAAGCTGAATATGGATGTTCATCAAATGGTACATTCATTAGTTTTCTATCATTAGAACCCCAACTAAATGTTCTTTGATCTGAAGATAATTTTAGTATATTCATTTCTGTTGCCTTAATACCAAAGTTTCTAAGAACAACATTTTCATCATTCACTAACTCTAAGAATAAACTTGGATTTTTTTTAGCGTACAACAATAAGTCACGTTTAAGTTCTTTAGAACTCATCCTAGACACCTCAGAACCTTTCTCTACCCTCATAACAGCTTCCGCCATATCAATATCTAAATTTAGAGCCGCGTTTAATGCTTCTATTTCCATTTCTAATATATCAATTTGATTTTCAGCTATAACTTGAGGCTTGTGCTCTTTGAATAATTTATCTTTATGAGGATGATATAAAGATAAAAGTTTTTGTAAAACAGTTTTATTTTTAGGAACCATTAGCGAGCCACTTCTAAATATAATATGCTCTAGCCTCTGTTCTCCTTTCATTTCATCTACAAAACATGTTTTTTGATTGGAAGTGTGTTTTAATTCTCTTTCATAGCCTTTTTCTTCATCAAAATAAAAAACATTACTACCTCTCATTAAATAAGTTAACGGTGATTTGTTACCCATTAAATAATACATTCTATCTTTAATTTCCCAATTGTCTTCTAGGTTTATTGATTTTGTTTCAACTTTTTTTGGTTGTTCTACAACCTGTGGAGTTTCTACCACAATTTTTTCTACATGCTCATCGCCAGGATCTCCTTGGTATGAGGCTTTTGTTTTTGCTTTTTTAGCCATAATATAATATAATATAAATTAATAAAAAAAGAGGGGCAAACAGGGCATTTGCTTGCGTGGTTTACCCCTCTTCAGTAGTTTTGTGCTTAGTTCATTAACATGAAGTTATTTGCACCTTGTGTAACTAAACATCTTTCAGATAAGTAGTGAACTTGCATTGCATCTACACCAGAAGTTAAAGCGCCAACTGAACCAGTAACCCAAGTTTTTAGTTTTCTGTTTTCAGTTTCAGAAGCTCTATATCTAACATGTAAGAATGGTCTTTTTAAGTTTTTACCTAATTGCTCATCATATACAGAAGATACACCAGCTGGGATAACAGCACCTCTAATTGCATTAACAGTGTCATTTAAACCACCTCTAGCACCTTTATCATTTAGATATTTCCAATCAGATTTGTAGAAATCATAAGATCCACGTCTGAAACCAGAAAAACCTAAATTTAATGCCATATCTTCAGAGTTGTTGAATACCCCGTAAGAAGTACCACCAGCACCGTAAGAGTTCATTGAAGCTAACATATCATCCATTGCAAGAGATGTTGATCTATCTACAAACATCATGTTTTCTTCAATAGCACCATTCTCGTCAAATACAGCTAAAATAGCATCAAATTCAGCTAAGTCAGTAGAAGCGTTAACACCAGTAACACCAGTAGTTGAATGACCTCTAGATGTAATAGCTTGGAATAAACCTTGCGTACCATCTTGAAGAGCACCACCATCAGTACCACCAATTGCTCCAGCATCAGCATGAGCAGTTTCAGCTTCTAACATAGTCATTTCTAAGTAATCAGAAAAACGAGCTCTAGTATCACCTTCAGCTTTTAAGTACCATAAGTAACCGTTTTGACCCTCTTCACCAGAAACTTCAACCCATCCAATTGCAGTTGCATCAGATCCTGAAATTTCATAGTAATCTCTCATAATTAAATGCTTATTAGAATGAGATTTGAATTGTGGAGCGTTTGCAGCTGTTCTTGCATCAGATCCTTTTTCAAATTCAGAACCAATAACCAAAACTCTATGAGCTCCAGCAGTAGTTGCTGTAGAATTTAAAGCATCAGCAGAAGTCATTGCGTCATCTGCGTAAGCTAAAACTGTAAATTCAGCAGCATTATCACCGTCTTCGTTTACAGCAGAAATATAACCCTTAGCAGTAGCTGAAGCGTTAGACATAACTACTATATCACCAACTCTAAGACCATGATTAGTAGTAACAGTATTACCATCCATATCGTTTAATACTGCGTAAGTATTATTAGAATCTTGATATGTACATGTATATGCTAAATGTAATCTACCTTGTTCAGACCAAATCACTCTGTCTGATGCAGAAGCTTCTTCAGCTCCTACTTGAGCTAAAAATCCTGCGATTGTTCTTTTACCGTAAACCTCAGCCTCCTTCTCCATAAGATCTGGTAAATATTGTTGTGCCCATCCTTCTGTTGCTGCAGACGTAAAGTCTATATAGTTGGATGCCAACGTTTGTTTTCTCGGAGCAGCATCTATACCGTCCGCACTTGTAATTGCCATAATTTTGTTTTTTTAAATTTATTATTTATTTTTAATTTTAAACTTAAAGTTAGGAGAATCATCATTAAGCACTCTTACTTTTGGTCCGCTAGTATTGTCATTAGAAAACGACTGTCTAGGATCCATATTTACATTTTTAGCTTTAGCAACACTATCTTTCATAGCATCTGCTTTACCTTGTTCGTAAAAGTGATTAGCAATAGCATCGGGATTCATTGCTGTGAATAGAGACTTATGATAACCTTTAGCATCTGACATTTCATTATCTTTGTTCAAAAACTTTTTGACAAAATTATTAATATCGCTTTGACTATCTTTTATCTCTCCAGCGTTCTTCACATTAAACCTATATTTTTTCTCACCGACATTGTATTCAAAACCTTTGAATTTATCGTTAAAAACCTCTTTAGTTTTATTTAAAAAAGTATTGGTTTGTTTTTCTGCTATTTTTTGAGTTTCTTCTGACTCCTTGTTATATCTATTAAAGAAATTTACAGCTTTTTGTTGTTCTTGGGTCAACTTTGACCCAGCTTTAACTTCTTCATAGTATTTGGACTTTTGCCCGTCCAGATGGGCTTTAGCGTTGGCAACTTGCTCTTTTAACGCTATTTTTTTCTTTTTAATATCTCTATCGCTATCATCTTCAACTGCTGTAAATGAATCTTCTATTAAAAATTCAATTTCGTCTGATGTTAAATGAGATTTTGTTTGTTTATAGTATTCTCTTAACACTGTTATGTCATCATAACTAGAAAAATCTTGGTTAAGACGCACGTAATCTTCTAGTGTACCTCCGGTTTCTTCCATAAAATCTACAACTTTTTGTAAATTTTCAGGTATTGCTTTACCAGTTTCAACCTCTTCTATTTTAGCATCTAATAACTCCTCTGTTAAAGTCTCTGTTTCTTCTTTAACTTCTTCTTCAGTTACTTCTTCTAATACTGGTGTTTCTTCTTGTGCTTGTTCTTCCGGTTGTACTTCTTCTTGTTTTTCTGTGGACTCGGCATTATCAGGCTCTGTAGCCACTCCCTTGTCGTCAGAGTTATCTTTTTTAGTTTCATTTTCTTTTTCTTTTGGTTTTGGTGGTTTATTTAAATCTATTTTAATAACACTATCGTCATCAGCGCTTTCAAATTTTGTTTCTTCAACTGTTTCTTCAACCTTTTCCACAGTTGGTTGTGTAGTTTCTTCAACTACTACTTTTTCTTTCTTTTTTGCCATAATATAATATAATAATAATTAATAATTTTTAATCAAAAGTTATAGGATCTAATTCCATTCCACTACTTAGTGTATTATCACTTGAAGATTCAAAGTTTTTAGGTGCTTCTTCATTATTTCTTTGAGCTATCATTTCACTTTGTTGTGTTGCTTGTATCTTAGTTCTATCATCTTTACGATCTTCTTTGGTTTTCTCTCTATTACCTAAAGCACTAGACTCTAGATTTTTCAGTTGCATGTTATATTGGAACTCTTGCTCCATTAATTCCTTTTTTAATTCAGCTTCTGCCGCTTGTTCTCTCATTCTTAATTCTGATTTCTGCGCTTCTAACTGTCCCTCTATTTGAGCTTGCATTTGAGTTTTTTGCATTTCACTTTGAGCAGCAGCTTGAGCAGATTGTTGATTTGCTTGTGATTGCGCTTGGATATTTCTTTCTTGAATTTCTTGATCTTTTACTTGTTTCTTTTTTCTACGTATTTTAAGAAGTTGATTTGCAAGTTTTATATTTTTAATTTCTCTAAGATCAATAGCGTCTTCAAGTTCTATATTTTGTTGTTGTAAAGCCATTTGTATATTATTTTCTAACATAGCTTTTTCCTCTTCATCTGGCTGTAATTCAATAAATATACCAAAATCATAAAGATGTAATTCTTTTAATTCTTCAAGTACACCAACGTTATAAGCGCCTATAGCTTGTATAAAAGCATCTTTTGTTGGAGAATATTCTATAATATCAGAAATTCTAAGAGATAAACATTCAGCAATTTCTGTTGTTAAAAATAATCCAGATTGTAATATATGTCTTGTTGCTGTGTTTGAATTTGCCGCAGCGAGTTTTTGAACACCAACTAAAGCGTTTTTATCAGGCATACTACCATCTCTCGCCTCATTTAATCCGGTTGTATCTCTTATCATTTGTAAATAATAGTTGTAGTTTGTTATAAGAGCTTGTATCTTATTACCTCCACTACCACTCGTTATTTCTTGTATTGGAACTTTACCTGGATTCATATCACCTTCAGAAGTAAAACTTCTACCAATAACAGATCCTGTTTGGAAAAACATATTTAAAGCTTCTTGTGGATTATAGTTTGTTCCATTGCCTAGATCTATTTCAGCTAAACCATCAGCATCTAAATAAACACCATCTGGCACCATGCGAGCCATTATTTGTTGTAACTTTAGATGTGTTAATTGTATCATATCTGCAAATCCAGTAATTCTTCTTACTAATGATTCAATTTTACCTTTATATATTCTAGGAGCTACAATAGAGTAATTCATTTTTACTTTAGTAAAATCACTTTTTGGCCTCATCATATTTTTAGCCATTCCCCACTTAAGTAGTTTATCAGTATTTAATATTAAAGCGCCTTCGTATAAAACCTCAACTTTTCTTTGTAATTTATTAAAAGCACCTTCTAAATTTCTAGGTGGATTAAATTTATCATCTTTAGGGATTATTTTCGTAGCTCCACTACCAGTTTCTTTTACTTTATAAGTTTCATTCATAAAAGTTTTATAATTAAAATATAAAACTTGAATTTTGTCTTTATCAGTATTTTTAGAATTATTGTTTGTTTTGTTAAACGTTTTATTTTTTGCTATATCATCTAATTCAGCTGTACTTAAATTAGGAAATTCTTTTATTAATTCATTGAAAGGAATCTCTTTAACTTCACCAACATAATATATATCATCAAAATATGGTGATTCTGTGTATGAGTATACTAGATTTGCTGGATCAACATACTTAATAGTAGCGCCTTGAGAGTGATTAAAATCAGTTTTAACAGCACCAATACCAAGAACCGTAAGATCATAATAAAATCTTTTCTTTATAAGTTCATAATTATTACCATCCATAAGAACGTTTATCGCTTGCTCCTCAGCTATTTCTATAGCCTGTTTATAAGTGAGTTGCATATGTAGATCTAATTCTTCTCTAGTTTGCGGTAGTTCCTCTTGAGACATGTTACTCTTTGTAATGTCAATACCATAACCTTCTTTTATAGTATCATTAAATTGTTGAGAAACCATATCTGATAATATATTTTTCATATATTTACTTCTCTTATCCACAGCTATCTTATCTTGTGAATAAGCTTTTATGTCATAAGTTCTTTCAGCAATACCATTAACAACTATATCTACAAATTTAGGTATAATAGGTACTGGTTTCCAGTCTAAATTAAGATAGGACAAGTCACCGTTTATAGACAACTCATCCTTATATTTTTGTATAGATTGCTCGCCTCTAGCGTACAATCTAAGATTATGAAAGTTATTTTTGTTAGTAGTATATCTAAAGTTATTTCGGTCATCATCAAACCACTCAGTTTGAATAGCTTTCGCTACTTTTAAACCGTATTCATTAGAAGCTTTTTCACTATCGCTAACAACTTGATTTGGAAAATAACTTTTTACCGCAGACTCTGCCATATTTATTCTTTGATTAATTTAGACATATCACCTTTGTTTTGATACTTGGCAATATTTATATTTAGTTTAGGTTTTTGTATTGGCGCGTTTGGTCTGTATAGATGCCTATTGTTAGCCATTATAGCTAATCCAGAACTAATAGACGCATCATGCTTTGTTCTTTTGTTTATATCGAATTTAGACCAGTCATTTAATAACTCATTAAAATAACAATCACCAAACGTTCCATCTTGTTTCATACCTACGTGCTCTTGAATATACATCTCAATAGCAGCGGCATGCGCTTGTTTTATATCTTCACTTGAATTAGGTATTCCACCAACTTCTTTTTCAGCTACAGATAGTTTGTTCCATACTTTATCAGGGCGGTTCATAGAAAATCCTCTATACCCTCTTCTTCTGAAATAATACAATAGACGAGGTTTGTTATTCTCTGCTAATATTGGCATTCCATAAAACACACAAGCCATTAAAATATCTTCAAAGAATATCTCTGCGGTCTGAGGTCTTGCTAAGTATTCTAAAAAGAAACTATTAGCTGGCGCGTCTTCCATACTGAACTTGGTTAAACCGTGCAAAGCGCCTTTAGACCCTTCACCATCTACAGTTCCAGATATATCATATGAGTCACATCCAAAAGAACCCATGTGTTCGTTGCCAGGCCATTTAATACCGTTTTTTAATATTACTTTATTCTGTATATTTGTTGGTGGTACCCAGCTTATCTTAAACCTACCTTTTTTATCTGGGTAAAATATAACAGTTGAATCTTTTATTCCATTCACCCATTGGAAATTACCTCTTGTAATACCTAATGTTCTAGACATTTCCTCGTTGTAATCTATCTGCTCGTATATTTTAACTAGATTAAATATACTACCCTTTGCTTCATCTCTAAACGCGTGCTCTGTAGTTCTTGGGAATTGTCTGTAAAATTCGTTTAATGCATCTTGATCATTCTTTAGCCCATCAGCTTCATTTTGCCAGTTCTCTACAACACCTACATCTATTAATTCTCCGTGAGGGTCGAAGACATCATGATCTGGAGTATCAAATACTGGAATTCC